TTGTAGTGAAAATAATACTTTATATGTGCCGTCATTTCTGACATATATCCTTGATGTATTGACTCCGTCTAAATACACTCCATTTACTTCATGTTCGGTAGTCCATTCAACAACTGCTGTATTACCTGAACTTGGTGCTAACTGGTCTGTGTTTTTACTAAACTCACCGTATGGTAATGTATCTAGTTCTGCTAAATTACTAAATGGAACTAATATGATTTTAGAGTCTGTAGAGATTCTTTCGTTATATATGACAGTTTGCGTTGCCCAGCTAGTGTTTAAGTCAAACACGCCTGTGTTATTAGTCTTACCATTTAAAATAAGATTGGTAACTTCTGCAATTTCACGAGTATCTGCATACTGTGGTTGTAATCGTCTAAACTGCATTATCGACCACCTTGTGGTTTAACTTCTATATCTACTCCTACTGCGTTTGTCCAGTTACCTGTAGGGCTTACAGATAGTCTATGATAACGACCTGCACTTCTTAAACTAGCACGACCTTCAGATGATGTAGTGACAGATGAACTAAATTGTATGTTATCGTCTAGTTCTCGTCTTGATGCTACTTTAACATCTGCACTCCCATTATCTATTTGTGGTCTAGCAAGAGTTACTACAGAGTTATATCCTAGTTCTAGGTCTGGTGTAATTAATTCTGAATTGTATGTAGAACCTGTAAAGGTTACAATGGTTGCATCTTTAAATCCTGCAAATAAGAACTTACCACCTACCCATAGTCTATCATCAAGTGATGCAGGTATAGTTTCTAAATTAGTGTATCCTAACACAACTTCTAATGCTTCTAGTGTATAACCAGTTGTAGTAATATTACCTACACCTGTAGCTAATGTGGTTACTCTTGACCATTTATTCAGTTGCCAGTTATACACAAGAATACTACGACCACCGTCCACATTCTTATAGTTCCATACCACTAATTTCTTAATAGGGTCTACAGATGCTGACATAGAGTCTAGGTCTGTTAAGTTTGCATTATCATAAAAGTATCTATCTACTTTTTCTGTACCAATTCCAGTAACTGTTTGTCCATCACATTTGTAGAAACCGTCATCAGATAAAAAGAATGATGTTGCTCCGTACTGTGCAATAGAGTTGCCTTCTAAACAACCAAGTCCTCTTGAGATAGTGTCGAACTGGAAGAATAATGGTGAACCAGAATAACTCATACGAACAATAGACTTTTCTAAAAAGATAAGTCCAATCTCACCACCTGTTAATCCAGTAATGTTACCACCGTCAGGTATAATTTGATAATCAGATTGTGATGTCGTTCCTGATACCCAGTTGGTTTCATCGTTAATATCAGACCATTGCACTTTGTTAGTTTCTGCACCACCGCCAATACTAGCTGCGACTACAAAGTCTCGTACGACTGTGACATATTTAGCAACAGGTGCATTTGCGTTTAAGTCTGCAAAAGCCGATGATGAGCCTAGTGTCCATGATTGTAGTTTAGCTTGGTTGTTAGCTGCAATAATAACACTACCAAACTGTGTAAGCTTCCAAGTACCACCACTATATCCACCTACTTTAGACACATCGTCTAGTGATAAGTCTGTAGCATCAAGTTTAAATAGTTTAGTTGCACCACCTGCAAAGATACCTACTTCATCACCAATTTTAGAACCAAACACAGAGTTTAGGTTTTCAGATGCAGCACCAGAGAATGTTTCTTGGTTGTTAAAAGGTGCATAACCTATGCTAGTAGGGTATACATTTTTAGCATCTCGTAATGATGTAATAGAGGGTTGGTCAGGTAACCATTCTTCAAATTGTATACGAGTTGCCATTTTATCCCTTCATAATGTAAGCTAGTGCAAAGTATGGAGGCAAGTTAGCGTTTGTACCACTAGAGCCTGTAGTTCCTATTGTTCCTGTTAATGTATGGCTATGACTTCCAGCAGCACCAGAGTTTACAGAATAAACACTTACCCCATCAGTTGTAAAATGGCTTTGTTGTCCAGCAGCGTATTCACCACCAGATGCTGAAATAGCATGAACATGGTTTCCAACAGTATTTGTTGAACCTGAAAATGTATGTGTATGGCTTACAACGATAGAATCTTTACTACCACCAGATTGTGATGCAGTACCTGTAAGGCTTGTTTTAGCGACACCACCATCATCTGCATCTGCACAGATTACAAATCTATTTGTTAAATTAGGTGTTCCGTTTGTACCATCACATAAATACCAACCACTAGGTATGGTAGCAATCGTACCAGACCACATAATAATACCACCTGATGGGAAACCACTACCCCATATTGGAGTTGTACCTGAACCTTGAGATACAAGAACTTGACCTGATGTTCCTGCCGCTCCATCTAAATGCAAGTTACCTGTTACATTTAATGTACCTGCACTAGTAAAGCTGTCTCCACTTGCTCCAGACTGAAAGTCTTTAAGGTGTGCCATGACTTCACGAATAGCATTGTTAATACCTGAAGGTGGGCATGATTCAGCAATATTAATACCATCGACATCGGTATTATTTGCTGCGACTACATCATATTCGGAGATTTTTGTTTTTGCCATGTTTTATCCTTGTCTTAACCATGTGTTTGATTCAGGTGTATCTTCCACCCATATTTCATTACCAGCAGATACAGTAGCCCATGTTTCACTTCCTACTGCACTATCTGACCATTCTTCACCTAGAACATAACCAATCGCTGTGATTGTTCCATTAGAGTTTATAATTGCATCACCACTAAATGTAGCATTTGCTAGACATTCTGCTAATGCTGTTGCGTTGATAGAACCATCTGCACTTGCAACTAATCCACCTAGACATGATACAGTTGCATCACTATCTATACTTGCACTAGCGTATGCTTCACTAAATCCGTTAGCAGTTACACTAACATTAGAGAAAATAGAACCACTGGCTACTGCGAGAGAGAATCCTTCTGCATCAAATAACGCATAACCTGCAATAGCACCACTATTTGTTCTAATTCGTAAGTAGGTAATAGATGCACTTGCTGTGCCATTTATAATAGCAGGTGATGTACGCAATCTTGTAGCATCTATGGTAACAGCACTAGCTGCGTTGATATTACCAACACCATTGAGTATAAGTATTGCATCAGATGTAATAGTCGCAGTAGATGATATATCACCACTAGATGTGCGTAATCTTACAGCAGTAGATACAACTGTAGCATCAGCAGTTACATTAGCTTGTCCTAATAGGACTGCACCTGCTAGAGAACTAAAAGGTGCTTGAGAAAATGCACTTATGCCAAACATTATACGCTCACTAGATAGCCACTAAAATTCATAAACTGTTTATCACTAGCACCAAGAGTTATAGCAGCTCCTTGACTTCTTACATACACTTCCACATAGTCTGTAGAGCCATTCAAATATATTAGTCCAGAACCATTTATTTCAGCTTGCCCTGTATAACTGATTCTATTTGCTTCTATAAATGCTGAACCATTTTTATAAAACTTTAAATTAATGTAAGCATAAGCTGCTCCAGCATGATAAACATTTGTATTAAATTGGTAGTATCCAGCTACTGTCGGAGTAAATCTATAATTAGTGGCATTATCATAATTAGAATTAGTATCAAAGTTTTCATGGTCAAATACTACTTTAGTGTCTGTACTTGCACTTACAGATTGTGTGCCATTATTATAAGCACTAAATGCTGGAACTTTAGGATACATACTATTACTAGGCGTAATATTCCCACTACCATCTACTGTTAATATGGTGCTACCATCTTGCTCTATTGTAGAACCAGATGCTGTAGGTTTTATGGATATAGTCATTATTGTATTCCGTCTAATTGTTCCTGTGTAGGTTTAGCAAGTGTAGGATGATTCCATTCTTTGATGTAGTCACCTTTACCATCGCTGTCATTCTGAAGCATGATTGTACCTGTATCAGGTGCAAAGTCATCTACTGTTAGTTCTGTATAAAGTGTTGTTATTTTATCGTATAGTGTCATGTTTTTTCCTTATGCTTGTTGTACTAAATGTCCTTGCCACCAAGTTATTGCTGAACCAGCTTCTGTATTAAATGCACCACTACTGTTGCAATATATTTCTACATAATCTGTTGTTCCGTTTAAATATACAATCCATGTTCCAGTTATACCGCCATAATTTCCGTTTGGATTTTGCATACCACCTCTTGCAAAACCTCCTCCATTTTTTTGCAACTGATTAATATTATATCCAGTTGTATATGGTTGAAATCCAAATCTTGAGCTAATAAAATACCAACCTGCTATATTAGGAGTAAATCTAGAATTAGAGGTATCATAACTACCACCATTATTTAAACTAGCAGTAGGGTATGTTATTTTTGTCCATGTATTTGCAGAAATTGATTGTACACTAGTATTGTAAGCAAAAAATGATGGTATAGTTTCTGTATGTTTATATCCATTAGCATTGAACTGACCTACCTCTGTAGGACTATCTGCATTACCTACACCAATCCTTAATGTTCCATCAGGTGTAGATGGCTGATAGATAGTAAAGTTATTGCTAGAGGTAGCATCTGTTCCGACTTGTAGTTTTTTTGATTTTACTGTACTCATACTGCCCTCACTAATACTGCTTGAAAATATGTTCCTTGACTAAATCCAGATAAAGTTTGAGAATTACCTGTAGATTGGTAAAAATATCCTTCTATATAATCTGTGCTTCCATTCATATAAACTATAACATTAACTTGTGGCATGATATAAGAGTTTGCTATCTGTGATGTTAAATTTCCAAAACTATTAAAACCTCTTTTGTATTGATAACCATTTTTAAAAACAGCAGTCAATATTTCACCATTACTAGATATTGATGCTGGTTGCAATCTTGCAGCTAAATTAACTTGATAATATCCAGCAACAGTTGGAGTAAATCTTGATGCGCTCGTATCAAAATTAGAATTAGTATCAAATTCTTCTATATTAAATACTATTTTTGTATATGTAGCATGTGATATTGTTGAACTAGAATTAGCATACGCACTAAACGCTGGTGCAGTAGATACTATTGGTCCACCAAATGTACTTGTTGTATTTCCTTTTATCTGTGTTGTCATACGACACTCCTACACTTATCAAAGTGGTATCTATTCATAGCACTTCCTCTTCCTGTTTTGCCACAATGTGGGCAGGTTTTTTGTATTCTTAATTTTTCCAAGTGTTCCTCGCTAAATTTTTTACCTAACC